TGCAAATTAATAATGAAGGCGACTTAATTTTATTATTTTCTACTTTAACTGGAACAGTAAAAGCTACTTTTCCATCCAAAGATACTCCGTAAAAAATAGTATTTTTATTCGCTTCAGTTAAAGATACTTGTGGATTTTTATATCCAAATTGCATTAATGGGCTGGCAACTGCATCTCTGGCAGATTTAACAACAGCATCTCCAAAAGTAAAATTAGCAAATCCTTTGGGAGAATTAAATTTCTGCTCAAAGGTTTCTACTTCTTCAGTTTTTGGAAGAACAACATCTGGATTAGCAACTTCGTCTAATTTCTGACCAACTACATAATTGGCAGCAAATTCATTATTTTGCTGTCTTGATGTTTTTAGTTTAATTAGAGCAATTTCCGCATCGCTAATAACTCTATCATTCGCGGCGGATTTAACAATTGCTTCAAAAACTACTTTGGCAGAAACTTGCAATTTATTGCCCGCAAAAGAGGTAATATAGCTTTTAACATTTGCATGGTCTAATTCTTGTGGACCATTATTTCCCATAAATAAAGATGGATTTAATAGCTTATTGTTTTTAATCTCGACTGGAACATAAAAGCCAGTCACTCCTTTGGGAGTTTCATAAGCTGCCGAAACTAATATAAAATTCTCATTACCTTCAACAACATTAATTGCTGATGGATTTAATCCTAAATTATCCAAATATGAATAAACCAATTTACAAGATTTCTCTCCAATTTCTTTAGAATAAAGTTTTAATGATTTAGTTTTATCAAAAACACTTTCTAAAGCATGAGATAATACCTGATCACCAAATTCAGAATATAAATCATTGGTAATTGGTCTGTTTTCTTCTGAATAAGTAACATTGCTCTTTAAAGCAATGTCTCCTAATTCATCCTCTAAAACCTCTGCTATTTTTGTATTTCTAGAATATAATTTATTATATAAATCTTTTAATTCTGATTTTTTAATAAAGTTTATATTTTTATCTGCCATTTTTTCTAAAACATTAGCCATAGTACCAATAGTTTGGTCATGTGGATATTTGACTGAAGCTTTAGATAATTTTGACAAAATAAAAGGGACAGCCAAAGTTTCTTTACCATCTAAAGCTTTGCTAACTGATCCTACTAATTTTTGAATTTGTTCTCGGTTCATATTAAACACCTATAAATTAAACTAATTCCGGAAATTTATTAATAACTTGTTTCTTAACATCTGGCTTTAATTCATTTAATAAAGCATTAACAAGTTTTTTATTTTCAGATAATTTTTTTGGAAGATAACTTGCTGCCATAGAAACTTCTTCAGCTGGCAATCCTAATTTATTAGATGCCATTTTAACAATAGGTTCGCCTTTATAATAAAAATGCAATTCTTTCGAAATCTTATTGATTTCGACTTCCCAATTGTTTTTAACAGAGGCGGTTTTTATATTTTCTTCTTTATCTTCTTCATATAAAGCAACAATATAGTCGCCATCATCTGCGCTATGAACTTGCCATAATTCGCTAGCTTTATCTGGATCTTTAAATCTAACAACGTCAAAAGCAACTTTTTCTATACGATCTTTTACTTCGCTTAATTTATAAGCTTTTTTGTTTATTTGTGTGTTTAAACTATTAAAATCTAAAGAAAACTTTGACATTAAATTGCTCCCAAGGAATAATGATATCTATATTAGATAGATTACTATTGATATTATTACTTTTTATTATGCGTAGTTATTACTGGTTTTTTTCTTTTATTTATTCTATATAAATTAAAACATTCCCTACAATAAGTATCTAGACCAGATTTAGTTTTTTTATTTATTAAAAATAAGTCACTAGATTTAATCTGATAACACAATCCACATTCTTTTTTATGATTTATTGGGTCATAAAATAATTTGTTTCTTTTATTTGGTTTTTCTCTATCAATATTATATTTATTTTCTTTTTGTTCTAAAATAGATTTTTTACGATGGCATAATGCGCAAACTACCTGACATTTATTTAATTCATTTAATAGTTTTTCTATTTTACAACTTTTAAGCCTACATACATCGTATAGCTTATCTTTTGGATCAATATGATCAATCTGCATATTAAAATGATCATATTGCTGGTTACAGATTGTACATGGTTGAGATTTAAAATTATTAATTATATTAATATTTCTAAGGTTATGATTTCTCCATGCTCTTTTGTTTCCCAATTTTTCATTAAACCTATTAAATGTTCTTTTATTATGACATAATACGCACACTAACTCACATTTATTTATTTCTTCTAAAATCTTATCTTTGGGAGAATTATTTAAAACCATCCTAGAAACACTCTTATGTTTTTTAAATTCTGGAAGATGGTCATAGTCCATGCAATATGGTTCGTATATTTTCCCGCAATCTTTACATGGAGTATTAGATTTTAATTCTTGTAACCATTTAATTTTTTCTGCTCGACGCTGATTTGTTTTAATTCTGCTAATTTTTAAATTATTATAATATCTATTTTTATTATAAATAGAAAAGCATTCTTTACACCAAGAAGACAATTTATCTTTTGTTTTTTTATTTATTTTAAATAAAGATAAGTCTTTAATATTATTGCAGAAAGTGCAAAGCTTCATATATTACCACTTCTCTTCGCGAATCTCATTCATTCTATTTAAAATATCTTTTATTTTCTGGTCGTTTTGAATAATTTTTTCAATTTTTTTCTTAGCTCCACCATAAACTTTTTTCCCATTCTTATAGTCTACGTTCCCATTTAAAGATTTAGTTATAGAGCTTTGATTAACTCCCAGCATTTTAGCAATCTCAATCTGAGTATAGCCATCAGCATATAATTTAATTACTTGCTTTTGCCTATCTGTAAGCAGCGTGTTGACTACCCGCCAAAACTCTACTTTAAGCTGCTCTTCTAATTCTATTAATTTCTCATCGTATTGAAAGGGGTTTAGACGATAAGAGATGCCATCTGAGTTAGAGAAGACCTCCATCATATCATTGGAACAAACAGTCTCTAATAGCACCCATTGATATTTTTCGCTGCGGTTTCGTCTACGTTCCATGTTATTCCTTTTTGTACGTATTATGGTTTACAATATTAAAAATAGAGTCTTGAGATAAATTATACTTCTTACCTAATTCTTTTTGAGATATATCTGTTGTTTTATACTCTTCTCTAATTTCCTCCGCAATTTTAAAAGTTATTTTCCTATTAACAGCTATTTTGCCCTTATGACTTTCTGATAAATTTTGTATATGTTGAGCGGAAAACACTTTGCCTTTATGGGATTTTGACATTTTTTCTTTATGTTCTTTAGAAAAAGATTTGCCAATATTTGTTCCTTTTTTGCCCATAGAAGATTTAGATATATTATTTTTCCATTCTTCAGATAAATTTTTACCTTTAAGCCAACCATCATTATCTTGATAATGTTTTTTTAAACTTTCAGAAATTTTCTTTAGAACCTCTGGAGTTCTTGGAGAAGTATTTCCACCAAGATCTATATTATATCCTATTTCCCTATCTCTACTATTATGTTGCTGAATAATAATCTCTTCCAATAAATCAATATCTTTTTGATGCTTACACATAGCAATAATTTCAAAAACAAAATTACTAGATCCATATTTTTTAATGGATCTAGTAATTAATTGATTTACCCTATTATATTTTGCATTAGATTTATGTTGTGACCAACGCAGAGAAGGATTATTTGTTTGCCCAATATATATTTTATTATTCAATAGGTTTGTAATTAAATAAATATAAAACATTATAATTAGCTACATATTTGTAAATTAAAATCTTCTTTAGACTGAATACTAGAGATATACTCGTCTAAATCATGATGTTCACTAGGAACCCTGCACCTCTGTATATTGCAATGTTTTTTAAACTTATCAAAAGCTCTTTGAAATCCTTTATCCCCAGCCTCATCATTATCTAATAACATAAAAATATTATCAGTATATCTAGTTACCAATAAAAATTGTTCCATAGTCATATTTGAGTTTCCTAAAGCAACGCAATTAGAAAGCCCAAATTCATGAGCTTTAATTACATCAAATTGACCTTCGCAAATATAAACGGAATCTTGTTTTAAAATTTCTTGTTTGGCAAAATTTAAACCAAATAAATGATTTCGTTTTTTAAATACGGTATTCTTATATTTAGATAACTTTAATTCTCTCCTATATTCTTCATTAAATAACGTTCTGGCAGCCAATGCAATTGGTTCTCCATAAACATCATGGTATGGCATAATTAATGAATAATTTTCAAAATAATTTATATATGAATTTGAATGCCCAGATGAATTATTTATTTCTTTATGAAACAATAATTTATTGTCTAATAAATATTTTTCTCCAACCATACTAGATAGTAAACTTATATTTTTAGTCGAAGGAAAATATCCGAATTTAAATTTTTCTTGGCTTTCTCGATTAAGCCTATTATCTAAGTAGTCTAATGTTTCTTGGGCATCTGGGTCATTATATAGCAAATATTGACAGGCGTTAATTATTTCATTTAACATCTTCGTCTATTGGCTTTCCTATTTTCTTTAATTGTTCTTGCAACATTCTTTTAAAGACCAAACTAACACTTAATGGAGTATTGCAAGATTTGCAAACAACTTCTTCTTTATTTAAAATGGGCTGATCTGTAGATTTGCATTTATTGCATTTAACCCCAAAAGGAACCTGCTTTTTAGGTTTATATTGTTTATTATTTTTAAGTTGTAATTTGATAAAATGAGTAATATTTGTCATTTCTTTTTCGCAAATAGAACAAAACGCTTTGTCAGTTTCGGGATCATAATATGGCTCTTGCAATTTGCCACATTTTAAATTATTACATTGCATAGAAAAAGCCATATTATTTCTCCATTACTTTAATTAATTCTTCTATATTGTCTGGGTAATTAACATTTACAATTATTTTTTGGTCTTGGATTCTGCCGAATCCTTTATTGGGCATAGATAAAATCTCTTTATTTTTAGTTTTATTTGGAATAATTAATTGTTCTTCTCCATCTAAAGTTTTAACAGAAATAGTATCTCCTTTTAAAGCCTGTAATAATGTAATATTAATTTCCGAATAAATTTGTTCATCAATTATATTAAAATAATTATCTTCTTCAA